TAAATGCCAAAAGTACAGATCCCAATTTCATTAGGTGATAAATCAGCAGATAATGTTGATTACCGTGACCAACTAATGGTTAACCGAACAATCGTCCCTAGAAACATTAAAGGCGATGAAGGTTACACGCTTTCACATCCAGGGTTAAGCGAGTTTGGTGCTGCTGAAGGTACTGATCGAGGCGCTATTTACAATTCTAGACAAAGAACACAATTAAGAATATCTGGTGACAGACTAGTCGAAGTTAATTCAGATGGTTCCACCAATACTATTGGTGTAATACCTGGCACATCTCAAGCCTCACTACCTTATTCATTTTTAACCCAAGGTATTGTTTCTAGTGGTCGATTTTGGCTTTATGATGGGTCAACTTTAACTGAAGTTCTCGACCCAGACTTAGGCAGTCCTATTGACGCCGTATGGATTAACGGCGTGTATTTTTTTACTGACGGCGAAACGCTTTACCATACTGACTCAACTAATGAACAAGCGATTGACCCTCAGGCATTCGCTACTTCGGAATTCTCACCTGATAGAACGGTTGGATTGTTAAAGAACAAGCAAAATCAAGTTGTCGTATTTAATCGATTTACTACTGAATGGTTTGTCGACCAACCAACCACAACCTCATCTGGTGCATTTTTATTTAGATTCAGAAGAATTGAAGGTAAAGCGGTTAAGGTTGGAATAGTGGGTACTCACGCCAAGTGTGAGATGGATGGTCAAATATTTATAGTAGGCAATCGGAAAGAAGAATCTCCATCAGTTCATATATTGGCCGGAGGCACAGAGCAAACTATAGCGACCCGCGAAATCGATAAGATACTAGCTGAATACACTGATTCTGAATTGGCTGGCTTAGTCATGGAAGCCCGGGTAGAGGATAGAGAGAAGTTTGTTATTATTCACCTGCCGCGACATACGTTACTTTACAGTCACACAGTAGCCAAGATAGCCGGCACTAGAATGGCTTGGACTCTTGTTAAGACCGATATAGCAGGCGACAACCCTTGGCGCGCTATTAACGGGGTATATGACCCTCGTATCTCTAAGTGGATTTACGGCGATAGGCTGGATTCGCGTATTGGCCAGTTAGACAATACAACTAATTTACAGTATGGCGACCAAATTGAAGAGATATTTTATACTCCGATCGTACAGCTGGAGCGTCAAAGCATTGATAAAATTGAACTTGATTCGCTTCCTGGTTTTTCTACTGGTGATGTAGATTGTTTCTTTTCGATTAGTTATGACGGCGTAGTATTTAGTCAAGAGGCTGTCATTCCTATTAGTAGAATAAATAATTACAACACTCGGTTTATTGCTAGGAGAATAGGTTATATAAGGGATGAGTTTAATTTTAAGTTCAGAATAGTGGCTGACGGAAGAACCGCTTTAAGTAAGTTAGAGGTGACTTTCTCGTGACAATCGACACTAGACAAACCATTGCTGATTGGGCTTCTTGTTCGGAAGAGCAGCCGGCGTGGTCTGACAATTTTGTTGAGGATTATATGGGATCAAAGCTCGACATTACCGAGCTATTAAGCGTCTTGAATGATGGCGGCTTATCCCCTCAGTCTGGCACTGGAAGTCCAGAAGGGGTTGTGACAGCCAATTATTCTTTAATGTATGTGGACTTAACTGGTCCTAATGTATTGTATTTTAACCCGACTTTTGGAGCTGATACTGGATGGGTAAGTGTTCCTTAATTGTGTTAAACTATTGAAAACCGTAAATTATAGGTGAAATTATGGGTTTATTTTCAGGAATTGGGAAGATGTTGTTTGGCGATCCTGGCAAGGATATTCGCCGATCTTCAGCCGCCCAGCTAGCTTTTCAACGAGAAGCTTTTGATTACATGAAAGAGATTGATAAGCTTCCTTTGCAAGCAAGAAATCAAGCTCTACAGGCACTTCAAGGATTTTATAGCGGTGACCCAGGCGCCCAACAAGAGCTGATATCGCAAGTTCAAGAATCCCCCTTTTACCAACAGATGATTCAAACTGGGCAAGAAGGTGTTCTTGATAGAGCTGGAGCTATGGGGTTAACTCGTTCGGGTAATGTTGCGCAAGACTTATCTCGAAGCAATCAAGCTGTTCTTCAAGGGCTAGTCGGACAACGTATAGGCGGTTTACAAGGACTTGCAGGACTTCCTTTAAACACCGGGAATATTGCCAACCAATTAAATATGATGGGTCAGAACGTTGGTCAGGCTGGTATTGCTTCAGCTCAAGCAGGGCAAAATCTAGGCGGTCAGGTTTTAAGTGCTGGATTAGGTCTTGCGGGCTTATTTTCTGATGTAAGACTAAAAGAAAACATTAAGCCGTTAAACCGAAAGCTTGGTGGATTTGATTTATATTCTTGGGATTGGAATGATAAAGCAGGGGAATTGGGATTGTCTGGTAATTCTGTCGGTGTATTAGCTCAAGAGGTTGAAGAGTCTCGCCCAGACTTGGTTTTTTATGACGGTGAATATCGTAAAGTTAATTACGGGGCATTGATTAATGGCTAACGGAAATCCTTTTAGCATCACTCCTTTAGGTGGTTTTGATTTAGGTCGAGGTATCCAGCAATTGGGTCAGACCTTAGAGCGAAAGCAGGCCCAAGAAGATTTAGAGGCTAGACAAGCTGAAATGCAAGAGGCTTTGATGGGGGCTAGACAAGGTGATCAAGCGGCCATGGATAGATTGTTTTCTCTTAATCCTAATCTTGCGATGAGCATGGAAGAGAATGCGCGTCAATTAGAGAAAGAAGGTCGGCTAGAGGCTACAAGAGGTGCAGCTATTCAGTGGGCCGGAAGCGAACCAGGCTCTATGGAAAGAGAGATCCTTAAAGAAAGATTCTTTCTTGATGACCAAATTGATTTCGGTGAAGACGAACAAAATATGACAGATGAGCAGTTCGATCTAGCTGCGAATTTGTTTTTAAAGCAACAAGGTTTGGATTTAACCCAAGCTGCACAAGCGATTCCAGCAGAAACTAGAGCGTTTGAAGACTTGATTAAAGATTTTACTCCGGAGCAGCAAAAAAATGCGCGTCTAGTTAAAGCAGGGCTAAGGGGTCGCGCCATGAGTAATGCGGTGCTATCTGCGATAGAAAGCGGTGATGTAAAGAACTTAGCTGATGCTAATGCTTTGATTAAACAGCAAGAAAAATTTGCAGAAGCTACTGGCGCATCAAGAGCAAAATACATTGATATGGGCTTTGAAACTATAGGTAAAATCAATAAAAACATCGGAAACATAGATAGAGCCTTAGATGCATTAGATAGAGGCGCCAAGACTGGTGTTGTAGAGGGCAAATTCTTTCCTAGTATTAAAGCGGCGTCAAGAGAGCTTAATCAAATTCAAAATGAATTGGCGTTAGATGTTATCGGATCTGTTACTTTTGGCGCTTTAAGCGAAGGCGAGCTTAAACTAGCTAAAGAAACCGCTTTGGATACTGGTCTTAACGAGGAAGAGCTAAAGGATTATTTAGGTAGAAAGCGAGCAGCTCAGGAAAAGCTAAGAGCTTACTTTGAAGAGCAGATTGAACATTTAGATCAAGGCGGTACAGTGGCCAGCTTCTTGAGGATGAAAAAACGTCAACAAGGGCAGCAACCTCAACAACCAGTAGAGCAAGACATCCAACAACCAAGCATTGAAGATTTATTAAATAAATATGGCAACCCTTGAGCAACTACAAAACGCATTAATTAACGCAGATAAAGCTGGTGATGAGCAGGCTGCTCGTATGTTGGCTGCTGAAATCAGAAAAATGCAATCTCAACCTGCACAGCAGGACTTATCTCTTGCTAGAACTGTGATGGCAGCACCAGGGCAAGCTATAGATTATCTTCGAGGTGCTGGAGAAGTATTTGGACAGGTCGCTAGCGATATTCCCGCTAAAATGGCTGCTGGCGGTGCTGGTATAGGTCAATTGCTGCGAGGTGAAGGCGGTCTTGCTGGTGGTCAGGCAGCGAGGGAAATGCAAGCTCAAGTAACTCCTGAATTAAGCGAGAGAGGTCAGGCTGTAGCTCAAGACTTAGGTTCGGCTATTGACTATATCTCTCAAATCCCTGGTATTGATACTATTGTCGAAGGCGCTAAAACACTACAGGATATTACTACTGAGGTAACGCGAAGAACCGGAGGTATGGTTGCTGACCCGGTAGGTCTTATTGGTATGTCTGATGACCCACAATTACAACAATTTAAGCAACAAGCTGAATCTGCAGGCGCTGCTATTGGAGAGGCGTTGCCAGAAACAGCGGCAACAGGCGCATCTATGATTGCACCATTAAAAATAAAAGCTAGCCCTTTAACAAAAAGCCTTGCACAAAAAACACTTAAAGTAACTGAGCGAGGCGCAGCTCCAGCGTTAAAAACAGCCAAGAATGTAAAAGGCATTAGCGAGGCTGTTAAACAGGGATTTGATGAGGGTGTAGCCACAGCAATCAATCAGTCAAGCCTTGTCGATAAGATAAAAATGCGGAATATGATAAAGACATACCGTAAAGCGAAGGCTTCCCCTTTAGATGTAAGGGCTAGACCAAGCGATGTTGCAGGCGATTCACTGCTTGATAGATTTAAGCATATAAAGAAAATTAATCGTCAGGCTGGCTCTGATATTGATAGAGTTGCAAAGAAAGAGCTAAGAGGTTCGCGAGTAGATATATCCAGTCAAGTCGATGATTTTATCAATGACCTAAGCGAGATGGGGGTGGATTTTGATAAAAACCTAAACCCTAATTTTAAGGCCTCTGATGTTGTTGGGGGTAAAGAAGCTATTAAAAATATAGTTGATCGGCTCAAGTCAACTAAATCTAGAGACGGTTACAACCTTCATAGAATGAAGCGATTTATTGATGACAATGTTTCTTATGGTAAAACATCGACAGCTATCGATAGCAAGGTTGAAGGCGCGCTAAAAAAGCTTAGAAGCGGAATTAATGAGCAGTTAGCCAAGTCTTCTGATAATTATGCTGACGCAAATGCAAGATATGCCGAAACGATTGATATGATTGATAGCTTGCAGTCTATTTCTGGAAAGAGATTTGATTTGCTAGGGCCTAACGCTGACAAAAGACTTGGCACATTACTAAGGAGACTGATGGGCAACTCTCAAACCAGAACTGATTTGATGAATGCTGTAGATGGCATAGACGCATTAGCCAATAAATATGGTGGCAACTTTAAAGACAGTATTGATGCACAAGCGCTTTTTGCTCAGATAATTGATGATGCTTTCCCTAGAATAGGAAGAACTGATATCGATTCGGCTGTTAGGCGGGGTGTTGGCGAGTTACCAATGAGTAAAGGCTCTCTTATTGACGAAAGCTTAAGAAAGGCTTATGACAAAGCAAGGAATATTAATGAAGACGCAGCATTAAAATCTATTGAAGAATTGATAAAGTAAGTTACAAGCCAAAACCAAACCAAAAGGCAAAAGATATGACTCAAATTCAGCTACAACCGCAATATGTACCAGATTCTGTTACTTCAAGGGCCGTGTTTAACGGAAAACTATATTTTGGCGTAGTCGATACCGACCCAAGAATAGCGGCTAATCAAAAACTTGTTAAAGGTGTTTTAGAAAACGGTTCAGAGGTAAATCTAGCTCAACCTATTTCTACCAATTCGGGCGGTAGTCCTACTTATAACGGCTCTCCAGTAATACTTTCTATTGACGGTGATTTTTCTTATGCCGCTGATAGAAGCGATGACACTCAGGTTTATTATTTTCCTAGAATCACTAATCCTGAAGATGGTAGTCAAGGTTTTAGTGGCGTTGTAGCTACTGAAGACATTACGCTAACTGCAGGACAAACAGTTATTAACCTAACTAATTTAGGTGCTAACGAATCTCTACCTTATTACACGCCTATTGGCGGTATTGGCGATCAAGGATGGCTCTATAATCCTAGTGATTACACAGTAACCGGGCCTCAACAAATTACACTAACCAGTTCAAGAAACGCTGGTGACGTTATTCAGTTTAGACAAAACGACCCATTAGGCCAGTTAGTTCCTGTTAATGAAGATGCCAATCCTTTACTTGTTTTTGATGACGTGACAGCAGCTCAAGCAGCCGCAACGAATGGTAATGTTTCTGCTGGGGATACGGTTACATTAAACGGTAACGCTTCGGCTAATGACGGCCTTGGTGGGGATAAATACTCTGTAATAGCTACTGCCTTTCCAAATGACGGGGTTAATTACATTGATTTAAATGGCACCTTACAACTATCGCTTCAATCAAATTATTACAGATTTCAGAATTACGCAGAAATAATTGGTTCTCCCGCTATTGCTGCAGGTGTATTGACTATTGATCTAGACGAGGGTGTTTCCCAAACAGTTACCATTACTGAAAATATTGCTTCCGTTACATTCGCAAACTTCAACCCTGACTCTGCGCTAGCTAGCACAGTTAATGTAAGAGTGGTTCAAGACGGTGTTGGTGGTTGGGGTATTACGTGGGGAGCTTCGGTTAAATGGCCTGGAGGGGTGATACCTACTTTTACCGTTGCTCCTAATGCTGTTGATAGGTACACGTTTACCACTTGGGACGGAGGTGTTACTTGGGAAGGCGCTACGATTGGGCAGGATATTAAATGAGTGTAGGTGCAGCTAAATCCCTAGGCAGTGTTGGTGCGATACAAGTTTATAGTGCTTTTATAACCCCTTCTGGAATATCAGAAGTATCTCCGCCTGGAAGTGCTACTAGCCCTGTTGCTACTGTTAACGTAAATGCTGGAACCGCCCCTTTTACGTACTCATGGCTTAAGTTAAGTGGCGACCCAATTACTATTAGCGATGATACTAGCGACATGGTTACTTTTTCAGCTCAATCAAGTAATGGAGTTTTTCAGCAATCGACTTGGCGTGTGACTGTAGAAGATAGCCTAACCAATACGACAACTGCCGATATTAATGTTGATTTTACATTTGAATTCGAACTTTAATGAAAGCCAAAACCAAACCAAGAGGCGAACATGTTAAATTTTAATACTACTAATGATTTTATAAACAGTCGCGTGACAGTTAGCGCGGTATCTGTTGGAGAGATTATTAAAACCTTTGGCTATACGACATCTGGCGGTGTTGGTGGAGCTCGATGGAAAGCTACCGGGAACGTAATAGCAGTTTCTCAAGATCCATTATCCTTAAATGACATTAAGTTAAGTGATGCTTCTGGCAATGAATATGAGTTAGTTTTAGAGGAAGCAGGAATAATTGACTTAAATGTATTGGGTGGGACTTCTGCTGCTTATGAAAATATTGCCACAACCGCGGGGTTAACGTATTCTCAAGGGCTAACCTCAGATGTTAGTAACGATATAGTTAATATCGATACCGCTCAAAACCTAATTGATAGAAATGGCGTGAGCGTTGGAGAAGCGTTTGCGGTAGCTGATAGAGCAAGTGGCATCTTTGATGCTAAGACCGGATTAACTGCTAATGGGTATGATATTTTACAATCTTCAACTGATGGATCTATTCAGTACGAATACCGCAACAAGCAAAAAAACTCTTCTATTGCGTTAGGTGTTGTCTCGGATGGAGTTACAGACGACACAGCGGCATTGAAAAACGCCATTGAGTTTGTAGCGGATAATAATAGTGAACTGATAATAGAAAAAGGCTCAGGAAGTATTTTAATAAGTAATATTCAGATCACTAGTAAAAGCAATTTCACTATAAGCGGCAACGCTACTATTTTAGGTACTTCCCCTCAAACTGAACTAATTCGCTTCACAACTTGCGATAACGTGACAATAAAAGGCTCGCCTCAGCTAAGTTTTGACATGGGGGTTACCGAGTATTCGATTACTTGGCCAGGGCCAGTTTACAGTAGAGTATTATCTTTTATTACTTGTAATGATATTACGGTTAATAATTGCAAGTCGGACGATGGCTTTATTGTTAACCCTAGTCCTGCAGCACCAGGGACCGGCCCTATTGACGATGAAGTCCTTATTGGGGTTTTAGCTTATGTCGAAAATTGTAAGCGGGTAAAGGTTAATGATAATAGAGTTGATGGTGTTGACTTGTTTTCTGGTTCAGGCACTAGAAACGTCGATATCCATAGAAACGAATGCGGCAACTCAACAGCTAACGGCGGCGTAACCTCGATATTCTCCAGTAATTGCTCAGCAATGAGTATTACTGAAAACAATATCGAATACGTCAATATTACTGGCAGGGGTGGATTTTTCTTTGCTGTACAAGGCTCAATTATTGATATTAGTAATAATACCGGTGAGTTTATTGCAGGAAACAATAACGGTCATGCCGTTTATGCACAAGAACTTAATAAAGTTAATATTGAGGGTAATATTTGGATACAAAACGGCGACTTATCGATAAGAGACTGTAATGACGTTGTGGTTGACGGGAATCTTATTGATGCGACAGATGGAAGCAACGGCACTATTTATGCTATACGGTATGAAGGTGTTACTTTTGGCGGTTCTGAGATTCAAGTAAGGAACAATACTTTTGACGGCGTTTCAGGGTTTATTACTGGTGGCACCGCTAACGCATCGAACGTCTACCTTTCAAATAATGTATTTAATATTAGTCGGTCAAATTACATTAAGTATCAAGCATCATCGACAAGTTTAACCAATATCGAGGTAAGAGATAATCGCGCGATATCTACTCAAGATTCAGCGGTTGCCGGAGAGCCTTTTGTGGACTTTGAAGGTCAGTTGGTTTCTGGAACAGTAAGGATAATTGATAACACACACATTCGAACAAACGGCTATACCACTCAGGTTTCACAAGGTGAATCATTTGAATTTGGCTTGATTTCTAATCTCCCAGATAACTATGAGGTAAGAGGTAATGGTAATCAGTATATTATGCCAAGCACAGAGCCTATCTTAGAGGATGGCTTAATAGGTGATGTTACTTACACCGAAGTAATAGGCACTGTTAACGATCCAGACACCAGTACGCCTGTGGCTTCAGCTTTACAAAGATTAGATGATCTCACTTGTACAGTCGCGATAGGCGGTCAAACCTATAAAATTAAGGATGCCAGTATTGATTTTACTAACGGTCTTTTATCCTCTGGTGGTATTGCCAATTTAATGATTGATGCGGGTGGAGGCATAACACCAACAACACAAACCACTTTTGTTGGGCTTCAATTACTTAGATTTACCAGAGACGGCACTTATCCTAAAGTTGCTACTGGTGTCGATACAAGTTATTCATCACCGAGATCAAGGCTTAAGGCCGGGGATGGTTTAGAGGTTCAGATACTAACTGCAGCCCCCTCAAACATTGTTGATGGCTTAATGATTTACGCGGATGGGACCAGCTTCAACCCTGGCTCTGGAGCTGGGTTTTATGGCAGGCAAGGCGGCGCATGGGTAAAACTTTAACAAAGACTAACAAGCCCCTTAACCGGGGCTTTTTTCTGCCTATAAATAAATATTGACTTATTTTAATAATGCGTATATAATATATTTAAGATGAATTAATGGAGAAAACATGACTAATAAATTTAAGAAAAAGGCAGGACGCCCAAGACTACCTAAAGAATTGGTAAGACCTAACGTTAACACTAAAGTATCTCAAGAAACTTTAAGCTGGTTAGATAGTCAGCCAGAGGGTAGAGGGAAGGCAATTGATAAATTAGTTGAGAAAGCCAAATTAAGAGAGGGTTTTGATAATGACTAGACAAGAGCAAATAGACAAGATTGAGCGTGAAGGATGGTTTAAAAAGGGTCTTACTAGAAAGGTCAGTATGAGCTCTACAGTTAAGCAGCCTCAATATCAGAAGTTTTCTTTTGAGAATCACTCAGGAGGTAAAAGTTAATGGATTCGCTATGGAAATTAGTTGATGATTGGAATGCTACAGAGAGTCATGAGAGGCATGTTTGTGCTGACCAACTAGCTAAACAGTTAATTAAAGAAAGATTTAAAAAGTGGGAGCGAGAAATCGGAGAAGAAATTGATTCAAACAAAGTATGCGCTTTCACTTATTCTGGTGATGCGTCTGATTTAGGCATAAGTCCATTTGAGCACATACATTTTTTTAAACCTCAAGGTGGTTGATAGTATGAAAAAAGCCTTTATACGATGCGAAGTTAACGGAATAGAGACGCGATCTGATTTAATGGATTTAGATAAAGCTCGAGTTAATGTGGCGATTGCCAATGCCGACCAGAAAATACAAGGATTCTATTGGTTTGAAGAAGTTAAATTTGGCCCGTGGATTCAAGGTGAAATAGTCTTTAATGTGAAAGATGCTATCGTATTTGAAGAGAACGTTCATAAGATTGATTTCCCTAAAGACTATTATTTAAGACAAAGCGAATATCTAAAAGCTGTTTCTATAGGCACAGATATTCTTATTCAAAACATGATGAGTTGGAAGATTAAAGATGACCCTGACTTCAACTGATGTAATGCTTATGGCTCTATTCTTTGGTATTCCAATAGCTGGAATCATAGCGATTATATGGGTGTTTATTGATGAGCTCCAAAATCAAAATAGAAAAAGATAAGCCTTTCCCGCCAGAAGGATTTATTGAAGAAAGATTAGCTTTAATGAATGAGCTGCTTGAAAGGCATCCTGAATGGGTTTTAGAGCAACGATTAAGAGAAGCAAAACTAAACAAAATAAAGTCAAAGAAAGTCAGGATGACTAAAGCTTATGGTGAAATGCTGGATAAATTGTTTGGATTGGATGAGATGATAAAAAGATTTTAAGAAGTGGTGTAATGAAAATAAATCCTATGGATTGGACTCCTTTAGCTAAAGAGTACGCATCTAAATACACTTATACCGGAGGTAAAGCTGGTCTTCAATACATGGATTTATATCAAGAAGCGATGCTGGGTATTGTTTTGGCAAGTAAAACCTATGTTGAGAAAAGGGGTAAGTTTATAAGTTATGCTAACAAGCATATAAGAACGCAGATAAATGACGCAATATATAGAAAGACAACCAAGACAGTGGATGGAAAGAAAAAGAACATTAAGTATTTTGATGTTTGTGCAATAAACAACGATCTTGAATACGATATTGGAAATCCCGGATTAATAGAGGATATGGTTTACTTAGAGGAATTATCAAAGAAATCATTCGACTCGAACTACTTTAAAGAAATCTATTTTTATGGGCCTGCAGAAGCATCTAAGCGGTATTCCAAAAGGAAGGGGATTGATATTAGTAATTCTATTAGGCATAGAAATAACTTAAGAGACAGAGTGGCAAATTACTTATGATAGAATTTTTAATTAAAGGTTTAATATCGGTATTAGCAATGTTTTTGTTTGTTGTAGTGATTGTTATAGGCGGATATGGGTTTCTTTTAATGGATTGGTTATGGAGTAAATTAAAATAATGGAAATTATTATATTTGTAGGGCTTTGTCTTATTGCGATTTCAATTGTTAGCTTGGGTTCAGAAGTAACCAAACTAACAAACAAAATAACAGAGATTTATAACCACCATCAAAAAAATTATTTGGCGGATAATAATGAAAGATAACGCACCAATGAAAGTATTCGTTGATAATAATGGAGTTTGTTATTACTCACCAAGCACTAATAAAACAGTAATGCTAGACGTTAGTTTTTACTGGGAAAGCAACAGAGAAACGGTTTATGTTTGGCAGTTTGAAGAAAGCTCAAACGCTTTTAAGCTAAGGGAAGTTAAATGATTGAATACGATGAGTTCTCACCATGCTATGAATGCGAAAAATCAACGAATTTTGATGAGTTACACGAGTGCTTTGATGTTAGAGAGCGCAAATGGATATTTGTTTGCGAGGACTGCATAGAAGAAAATAACTAACCACTTGACATGTATTGTATATGTGTTAAGGTATAAATATACCGAGATGAGGAGTAAGTATGGATAAAGAAATAAGCAAAATAAAAAGCATGTTAAAGCTCGCTACTGACGCCACGCATGATGGATTAGAAGTAAATCAATTGAAGGTTCTTTTGAATATAGCCGAAGCTAAGGAGTATGGAGTAACGATAAGTGAGCTAGCAGAACGTTCAGGATACGCTCAAGGCAGTTGTTCGAGGTTAGTGTACATATTATCTAAAACGCCACCTAAAGGCCGTGTAGGAGGTTATGGGCTTGTTGAGATATTTATTGATGATCGAGACACAAGATACAAGCTTGTAAAACTTTCACCTAAAGGATTAATGTTAATTAATGGTTTGTTTAAAAGTCTGTGGGGTTCTAATGAAAAAAGGTGATTTTATGGTAATTGTAATTACGGTTTGCTGCTTGCTTTTAGCAACTGCTTATCTTTATGATGATTTAAGAAAGCTAGAAAAGGAAGCTAATAAATTACAGTTAAGGATTGAGGTTATTGAATCGATTCTAAAAGAAGATAAAAAGGATATTCAGCAGGCTTATTTTGAGTGTGTTGATAGAAGTGGTAGTAGGGGGGGTGTATGAACGACGATAAGTTAGAAAGAGCAATTAATTTAAAGCGGCAGATAAAAGAAGTTAAGGTTGTTTGTGATGATATTGATAGGTTTTTTGAAAAGATAGATGAAGGTGATAAGCCTATGGATAGTTTTCGATTTATGAATATTATATCTGGCGCTAAAGATTACCTCTACATGTCCGACATGACTGAGTATGTATCATTTATAAAGGATTCTATGGAAGAAAAGCTTGATTATTTAATGATGGAATATAAGGAGTTGTAATGGATCAAATAGTTAAAGACGGCTTAGTTATCGTAAGATATATAAATAGCTGTGAAACTATCGAGCAACTACAGGTTTGTGACAATATCTTATGGCAATTTAAGTTAACTCATTGCGATGTTAGTTTTGTGCAACGCTTACTTTATGGCGAAAAAGTAAGTTATACAGTTTGGTTTAGGTTTTTAGCAAATTTTCTTGATACAAAAGAAAAAGAGTTGAAATCTAAGGAGGATAAAGTAAAATAGATATTGCTGAGTGGAATCAGTATTTAGTAAAATCTAGTGATAAGAGCCTTTATGGCAAGTTTCAGAAGCCTTAGTTGTATCATCACTAGTCACTAAGTGCCCATTCCAACTGAGGCTTGCGATAAGGGCTTTTTTATTACCCCTTCAAGCAATAAAGATTATCTGAGTGTGGCGCAGTTTGGTAGCGCGTAGCTGCTTTGAAAGCAGGCGGTCGTAGGTTCAAATCCTACCACTCAGACCAAATCTTTAATAAGCCTGTTTAAATGATTGAGTTAGTATCTTTACTGGTTAAATGGTTTGACGCATGTATGTAAATGGAATGTCCAGTATTGAGATTACGGTAATAAGGGGGTTCGATTCCCCTCTAGCTCAATCACCTAAGCAGGTTTAAAGATAGTAGATTTAATAGATTGGTTAATTTAGGGCGTCCGGTCATATCCGGTTTAAACAACGGGGCGTCCCCATCCAGTGAAGGATGCAACCTGAAACGGGCAGGAACCAATCTCCTAAGTCTATTATCTAGCCTCAATAGTCAGTATATGTGGTGGAGTTAGTAAAGGGTGCTCCATACTAGTGAAGAGTGTCGGCCTGTGGCGGAATTGGGAGACGCAAATAGTGTTCTTGTGGATGTAGGGGGTCATGTCCTGATATAAACAAGTAGCTATAAAGTTGTAGGTTCGAGTCCTACTGGGTCACTAGCTCCCCTTCATATACTATCTTTAATCTAGTTACATACAGTCCTTTAAAATAAAAATCAGGGTTGTTATAATACTAACTCAGGCCGTGACAAGCCTAAATAACGGGATATGCAATAGACTCTTTTGGGATTCGATTTCGTATCCGCCCTAGATCGCACTGGTCGCCCTGTTTCGGAATTGTCACCGAAATCGGATCACCAAAGGAGTTTTGACATTGAACAAGAAGTCGTTTCTAATCCACATTGATAGCTTAGCTATTTTAGATGAGCTAACTGATGAGCAGGCGGGACAGCTATTTAAAGCTATAAAAGCCTACCAAGATGGCTCTGAAATAGAATTAAGCGCACTAGTAAAAATAGCATTTTCACCATTCAAAAATCAATTCATAAGAGATGATGAAAAGTATAAAAAAACTTGTGAGGCTAGAGCTTTAGCCGGCTCCAAGGGGGGTAAGCAAAAGGTAGCAAATGCTAGCAAAGCAAAGCAAAGCAAAGCAAACTTAGCAGATAATGATAATAAGAATAAGAATAAGAATAAAAATAAGAATGGTAATAAAAATATAAGATCTGTCTCGCCTAAGCTCGATTTTAAATCATGGCCTAATATTCCTTCTGATCAAATCCTAACCGACTGGAAAAAACTAAGAACCAGATTGAAGGCTAATGTTACCCAAACTGTAATTAACCGAATGGGTAAAGAGCTAACAAAAGCTGAGGGCATGGGATATACGGTTGATGAGTGCTTGGAAGAATGTGTGTTTAGAGGTTGGAGAGGGTTTGAGGCCGGGTGGCTTAAGTTAAAAACAGAATCATTTAAAAACGAATCAGGGGAACCGTTCTAATGGATAAGAAAGAATTTAAAGAAGTTATGGATGATGAAATAGCTTTTCATAGCAAAAGATTTGTTGGCGATAACGATAACGAGAGAGAAATTAACAAGCGCAAGTTTATGGCTAGGTATTACGAAAGCATAAGCTATTTAACAAAAGCTCAAGTCGAGAGTGGGTTTCAAAGGTGTAGGGAAAATTTTGATTACTTCCCTAAATTAAATCAATTGCTTAAATTTTGCCCAGCAAAGAAAAGGGATGATTATCAATCTCCAGCAGAATCTCATGAGTATACGAAAGAAGGCGAAGAGCTAGCTCGCAAGATACACAAAAAAATGTGCGGCCCTGTTTACCAGCTCGGAGAAAAACAAATAAGGATTAATATAGCGCAATGCCAAAGAAGGTGGCCAAACAGTGATTGGGTTAAGGTTTTAGAAAGAGAGCTGCATATTGATTCTATGAGGCCAAAGAAAGGAGTCGCATAATTATGAGATATAAATTTAGAGTACTTTACGATAAACCATCTATAGAGCAAAGAGCTAATAATGAAAAAACAAACCCTAAATGGCATTATTTTAATGCGGGCAGCTCTTTTGATTGGTTTCTTGCTAATGAGAGCACTTTGGGCCTTCAGCTACCTATCTTTGACAAGGCTGGGCGTCAAATTTTTGAGGGTGATATTTTAGAGTTTGATAGAGATTCTTGGTACGCGCTATCAATTAGTTTAGGGCATTCCACTCCAGAGAACGGGCCTAGGGAGGTTGTATCTTTCGATAAAATAGTTAAAGGTGATTATATGGGTAGTCTATGTGATTTTGATAACAAAACTATTATTGGAAATGTTCACGAAAATCCTGAGCTATTAAATGAATAAAGAAGAGCAAATTCAATGGTGGACCTATCTCGTAAAGGGTATTACTTACGAGCATGCCAAAAACTGGTATAGCGAGATAAAAAGAACTAAAGGCTTTGAAGAGGCTGATTTATTTAAAAGACGCGTTAACTATATTAACTCAAGAAAGATACTATGAAAAATATAGTTAGATGCACAATAAAATACAGAAACAAAACCTTTGATTGCTGGCGAGTTAAAGGCAAATGGATAACAGACGGATATAAAGTCCTTAATAAAAACAAAGTCGAAATAATAAAAAGAATAGGCACCCCAAAAGAAATATTTGCTTGACTGGTATATCACATATATATTATAATACTCCCAACAGTTAAGGAGTTTATTATGTACCTACAACAAGAATACGACCCTCGAAATGAGGCGTTAGAAAAAGAAATCACAGTTAAAATAAACAATGCAGATTTCCACAGGGAAGTGGCTTATCAATTATTTGATGATATGTACAAGGATGAAATGTACAAATTTCTCATCAGAACCTACCCTGACAATATGAAGCAAGCTTTTATTGATGATCAAAACCCAAAAGAGCTATTTGTTGACCTATTGTTCGAAAGCATCAAGCTGCGTAACTTCTACCGCGTTGAGTTAGAAGACTTGCTTAAACAGTGGGAGGATATGGAGTGAGAGAGATTAAGTTTAGGGCTTGGGATAATCAAAGTAGAGTTATGATGCTTGATTACCAAAATAAAGAAGGACGATTAGTCGACCCATTTAGGGTTGATCGCTTTCGGCCAGCTCCATTATTGAAACGTATTGCACGTATCTCCCTGGTTGCGGGGCTGGTCTTTTTAATTTATGCAATAGGGGGTGCTGAGTTTTGAAACAGCCAGAAAAAGCAATACATGAAAAAGCAGTGGGTGAGGGTTGGTTTGCTGGTAACTACACTAGTAAGGAGTCAGTAGAACTTATTGCTGAGATGCAGGGGTTAAGTATGGAAATGATTGAGTATTGGTATGGTCGTCGTTATCACGAACAAGAAAGGGCTTCTCATGGATATTACTAGACTGTCAAAACTATCAGAGCCTTTGAGTGTAAACGATATCGACTTTAGGGTGCAATCTATTAACAAAGGCGGTTATGCGACTATTTTGGCATATAAGAACGCTAGAGTTGATATGCAACGTCTTGATGATGTTGTCGGTCCTTTGAATTGGAAGAGGAAGCATTCGAGGAATAACCATAACTGCATTGTCTCTATTTACAGTTCAGATATAGGTGAATGGGTTTCAAAGGAGGATACCGGGGTTGAAAGCATGTCGGCTGCAGAAAAGGGACTTGCTAGCGATTCTTTTAAAAGAGCTTGTTTTAATTGGGGTATAGGGCGAGAACTTTATGACTATCCTTTAATACAAGTTAAGTTAAAATTTAGTGAATATACCATTCAGGGAGAAAGGGTTAAGCAAACATGGGAGCTAAAGCTGAATGAATGGCTTTGGTACTCTGAGTTTGATGATAAAAAAATAACCTTTTTAGCGGCGAGAGATAATGAGAATGTAAGATTTCAATGGGGGACTAGGAGAAAAGATGGCTAACCTATACGAACTTACTGATAAATATAATGAAGCGTTAAGCAATTTGCTCGATATAGAGGATTTGGATAATCAAACATTTGCAGACACCATGGAGATGTTTGAGGACGAACTGGTTGAAAAAGGGAAAAATGTAGCAGCCTATTTTCAAAATTTAGAGGTTGACGTTGATGCGTTAAAAGGTGCAGAAGCAAGAATAAAATCAAGGAGGCTGGCTCTAGAAAACAAGGTTAATCGATTAAAGGAGTATTTAAGATTAAATATGGAGGAATCTGGAATAACTAAGATCGAATGCCCTGAGTTTTCGGTAACTCTTAAAAAGGCATTGGATGTTGCTGAAGTTTTTGATCAGGACAAGGTTCCCGAAAAGTACATAAAAGCAAAAACAACCTATACGCCAGATAAAGTAGCAATAAAGAAAGCTATTAATAATGGTGAGGAAGTTCCAGGGGCAAAAATATCTAAAGGCAAAAGAGTTTTACTAATAAAATAGAGGTTTAGATGAACAAAGCAATAATCATAGGGAATTTAGGGCAAGACCCAGAAATAAGATACACTGCTGATGGCAAGCCTGTGGCTAACCTATCAATAGCGACTACAGAGAAATACCGAAAAAAAGACGGCCAACTTCAAGAAGATACGGAGTGGCATCGCATCGTTCTTTATAACAAGCCAGCAGAGCTAGCGGGAGAGTATCTCGTTAAAGGCTCAAAGATAGCTATAGAAGGCAAGATTAAAACTCGTAAATGGCAAGATAAGCAAGGTAATGATAAATACACTACTGAGATAGTTGGCTTTCAAATGGAGTTTTTAGGAGGGAATAAGCCATCAAAGCAAAAATCCAGCAATCCAGATGCCTCTAAACCAAAACAAGAAGCGCCTGTTGACACTGGATTTGATAATGATTTTGACGACGATATTCCTTTTTAAGGAGGGGATTATGTATTTAAATAGACAAGAAGTAGCTAAAAAAGTAGGCGTTAGGCCTAATACAATATCTTCCTACCAAAAAAACGGCAAGCTACCTAAGCCGGATAAAATAGATAAGATCGACGGATATAGGAAGGTGTTTTACTGGAAGATTGAAACTGTTGATATTTTTGTAAAAGAACGTAATGAGCGCAAAAAAAACATTGAAAAAGCGAAGTCCGAAAAAGAAGAAATCAATAATCTTCTAGATGACGGGGTTGGCGCTCAAGAAGTAGCTGAGATATACAGCGTTAACGTAAAGCTAATAAACTCACTAAAGAAAAAAGCTAAAAAACCAACTTGCGAAGAAGGGCATCGAGATCGAGAGTTCGAACCACCAAGATACTATGATTTAGTAAACCAAGCTTTAAACCAAACAATAAAGGCATAATATGAATATAGGGTTTGCACTGCGCGTAGCAATGCTAAAGAAAGATATCCAGCAAAAGGATGTCGCTGAAAATCTGGGGATCTCCAAGCAGTACCTTCAGCAAATGCTAAAGGGCGATAGAAAGCTTTCAGAAAAACGATTAGCTCAAATACTGGAAAGTATTAACGTAACAGAAGAATACATCAATAAACTCTCTAAAAGGCTTGACATGTAAAGCAATATATGGGATTATAGCTTTAAGGTTAAGGAGGGTGTATGTTTAAGTTTTTAAGTAAGTTATTCGGAGTTGATAAGAGGGTTGTAGTCCTAGAGGATGAAGTTGAAAGGTTAAGTATTGAAAACGTTCATCTTAAATCTGGGGTAGAAGCTCTTTATGTAGAATCAATTAAGCTAGGGCACATAAGAAAAGAAAAAGTCCAACTAATGTGCATGCAGGCGCTACAGGTGCCAAAATGAAATACTTATTAATCTTATTTTTAAGCGGATGTTCTTCGCTGCCAGTATCAACTGACGATGCAGAGTCAATGTGCGACGACACTCAGGTTAAACAATACCAAGTAAAAAGCAAGTGGGCTAAAGTTAATATTAAATGTAAGGATTAGAGATGGAGTTTAATCACCGAACAATCATAAGAGCTAACAGCCAACAAGAAGTATTAAAGCTTAGAGCGACTACTTTTATCAATAACCTGGAGCCAGAGGAAGGTAGGGAGTTTGAAGTTACTGTTAAGGTTTATAAAAATAAACGAAGCCTAGAGCAGAATGCTTATTATTGGGGTGTGATTATCGAGTATATGTCTAAAGAGCTTGGTTATCACAGGGATGAGGCGCATGAAACTTTAAGGTGTCACTTGTTGCCTGTTGTGGGGAGTTACATTAGGCCTGCATTTAGAGACGCAGACGGGGTTGCATGGCCAGAGGAAAAGCTGCCTATCTATAAGTCAACAACAAAGCTAAATACTAAAGAGATGGGTGAGTACATTGACCAATGTATTATCTTATTGGCTGGGATGGGGGTTATAGTGCCAAATCCCGAGTATCGAGGGGTCGCAAATGCTTAATCCTTTAAAATATATGACGCCATTAGCTTTTATACTGGTAGTTTGTGCTGGGTTTGCCTTTGGTCTTTGGTATGCGGTTGTTGAGTTAAAAATAGACTCTTCAATGGCTATCGTGGCTGGGCTTATAGTAGCTGTGGTTGCCTCTGTATTTTGTACAGTATTTATTAGGTTTACTAAATAATGCCAAACGCTAAGCTAAAATGTGCTTACTGCAAGAAGTATTTCCCAAGGGAGCAGATGAAATCATGCAGCAAGGGTAATTTTTGCTGTGATGATCACATGGTTAAGTACGCATTAAAGCATGTCGATAAAGGCAGAAGAAAATTATTAGCTTTTCAAAAGAAAGAAAACGCCAGAAAAAAAAGAGAGTTTTACGAAAATGATATCAAAACAAGAAAAAAAGCAGCTAAGAAAGCATGTCACGATTACATACGAGCAAGAGACTTCGGAAAGCCCTGCATCTGTTGTGGTGAGCCGCTTGGTACCAAATTCGACGCTGGACACTATCTTGAATCAGGTAATAACTCAAGGATACGGTATGATGAAGATAACATCCACGGACAACGAGTTTACTGCAACCAGCATAAAGGCGGAAACCTTATTGGGTACAGAAAAGGCTTAATTGAAAAGATAGGTTTAGAACGGGTTGAGAGGCTTGAAAACACTGAGAAAGGCCCGCTTAAACGTACAGCTCAAGACTATAAAGAAATTGAGCTTTACTATAAACAAAAGTTAAAAGAACTACAGGAATAGACGGAAATGATCACTGAGGGCCAGATAGTTAATGATTTTGCAAAGGCAAATAAGGAAAACGGGCTTTATTGGATGCTGTTAGCATATTGCGATTACAGCAAAGGGCTTAAGGCTGTAGCTAGGGTGTCAAATTCTAGCCAAAATCTTCTCAGTAGTCTACGGAAGCAGTTTCCTGGAGGTGTCTATATAAATCACAGAGGAATAGACAGAAAAAGATGAAAGCGTTAGATTTGTTCTCAGGGATTGGTGGTTTTAACAAGGGGGAAGGAATGGTCGCCTATTGTGGGGCGGGCGAAACGGCCACCTCTTTCTACTCAATGGTAGGTGAGCGATTTGGATTGTCTCCGATATCGGCGTAGCTTGTCAACTTATTATATGTAACTAAGTATAGCCTGAACTTATCGCTTTACGAGAATTCAGACTGGGTTTTGGGATGAAGAGGATTAAAGGAAAGTTTTATGGCAAAAATAATCGGCTTGAAGTTTGGTGATATTGTTGAGAATGGCTGGGCTAGTCCTGATAACCCAAACCGAAAGGGAGTTTTTATTCGCTCCAGAAAAAGAACGATTGAGCTAACAAACATGAAAGGTAGATTTTGGGAGCTTTATAACGATAAGGACTCTAAGACTACGAAAGTTGGAACGATATTCAATGACGACTACGAACTAATTTAAAGGAAAGTTTAATCTTCTGCGTTGTGTAGGCGCTAAGAAAAGCGAAGCTCTAATGCTTAATAATATGAGCATTTATTAATGAGGTGATTATGAATAATGTGGTAGACATTAAATCAAAAAAAGATGAGGTAATTGGTCTATATCAAGAGCTGATTTACGCAGTTGAATCAAGATTCCCTGGGGAAACCAGGCATGAAACAGCTTTAAGATATATTAAGTCATTCGAGAGAATGTCTAACGCATCCGAAGCAATTGAAAAATAGAATGGGGCTTTATGAAAAAAGTTAAATTAAATTTGATAGGTGTCGACGGTAATGCGTTTGCAATTCTGGGTAAGTTTTCCGAACAAGCAAAGCGAGAAATGTGGTCTTCGGAAGAAATTCAAACAGTAATCAGTAATGCGACCTCTTCAGATTACAACCATTTACTTAAAACAATCTCTAGCCACTGCGAATAATTTAAAGGAAAGTTTTATGAGTTGTTTAATTCCTTATTTTAGCACTGAAACAAGTTATATCGACTATAATGGTGAAAGGGTTGATTATGATACTGGCTGGCTAGCTACTTACAAGTGCTTTAACTGGTTAGGTTGCAGTTTTTACAAGCTTGTTAACATAAAAGACGAAGACCTATATTAATAAATTGAATAAAAAAACATCTTAAATTATAATAAAACTCTAATTTACAAGGTAAAACTATGAATTCGAGACAATGTTTACACTTAAAGCCAATCGCAATGAATGGCTTTTACTTAACGAAAAGGGTGAAAGAGTCCTTTTTGGTAAAGGCCGACTAGAAACAGGTATTGCAATTTGCAAGGCCCATGGCTTCGTTGTCTCAAAAATAGTTAAAACTCAATATTTAAGGGCTGCATAATGAAGTATTTAGATGATTTTAATCCTGTAAGTCACGGTCATGGTGATGGTGTCACTGATGATTACGAGTTGGTTGCTAGTCAAGGTGGCACCAATGATGATGGGGAGCCTGATCCGCCTAAGCAAAATTAATCATGATTGATTCAATCAATAGCTTATTTGGAAGCGAAAATTTTAATTGGTATTGTATAGTTGTCGCGGCCCTAATATTGGGTCGTGTTCATAATCGATACAAGTATATCGGGTGGGCAGTATTTGCTGAGTTCTTCCTACATCAAATAGCCTACAACCACCTGCTTCTTGATCTACGATCTGAACACAACTGGTTAATATTTTATATTTACGCGTTTATTCAATTCCCTATAATTTATATCCTCTATAAGTTAAAATGCCATTTTGTTATATCAGGATTGATGGTTATCAACTGTATTTACAATTTTTCAACGCCTTTAGCGTTCTTTGATGCAAAATTTATATCGATTTATTATTCAAAAGATATGTTTATAGGCACAATAATGATATTGGAACTGCTGTATCTAGGATGGTTATGCGAGTATGTCAATATTTCAGAACGAAAATCCGGTAATGTGGATTATGATCGTATTGATCGTTTGTTCCGTGTTTCTGGTGGGATTTTTAACAGGGGTATGGCATGAGCGCCGATTACGTTACAAGACCAGAGTTAGACATTTACAGGGATTCGCAAAAAGCGACAACGGAGAGTCTAAAGGAGCTGGTTGTAGAGGTGAAGAAGACAAACACCTTGCTAAAGGATGACATTACCCAGAACCACAAAATACTTCAAAATCATATAGCCCAATACAATACTGATAAAGCCTTAAATAATAAAGAAATTGCTGATATTAAGAGGCAAACGACTATTGTTGCTAAAATAGTCTCCGAGAGAGAGGATGTTTATAGAGCCGGTAAAAGTCTTAAGTGGGCTGTCACAGTGATTGGAGGAAGCGTATTGACGGCTATAGGTGCAAAGATAGTTGGAATCATATGAGAAAAGTTCGAGGTCAAGACGCGCACGGCTCGGGAGAATGGCACGCCCCAAGAGTATCTAGGAAACACAAAGGTATTGATTACGTCTGTGAAGAAGGCGATTATGTTCGATCAGATGTAGAAGGAAAGGTCACTAAAATAGGCTACCCTTACAACCCTAGCGACCCAAAGAAAGGTCATTTAAGATACGTTGAGGTCACTGATAAAGAGCGTTCTCGAGTCAGATATTTCTATGTTGAGCCTAAAGTCTCACAAGGGGATATGATTTACCCTTCTGATATCTTAGGAAAAAGTCAAGATTTAACTAAGATATGGCCTGGAATGACTCAACATTTTCATTTAGAAGTTATTGCTTATGTTAATCCACAAGAGTATTTATTGTAATGGGATGGTTTTCTAGTTTATTTGCTTCAGAAGCTACCAAGCCTATTGAGGCGGTAGGTAATGTTTTAGATGGTCTTTTTACAAGCGATGAAGAGAGGCTTGATAAGCAAATTATCATGGAGCGCCTTGCTCAACAACCATCCTTGGCCCAGATAGAATTAAACAAGATAGAAGCCGCTCACAGAAGTTTATTTGTTGCCGGCTGGCGACCTGCATGCGGTTGGGTATGTGCTATAGCGCTGTTTTATAACTTTGTTATTCGCGATATAATGGCTTGGGTAATAACAAATTCAGACTCTCAAATAAGTATGCCGCCAGAACTTGCTATGGAGCATCTTATGACGGTAATGCTTTCACTTTTAGGTTTGGGCGGCTTAAGGACTGTGGAAAAAATGAAGGGCAAAGCTAAATGAGTACAGTAGACGCATCAGACTGGTTTAGGCAGTCATCTAGCCCAATTATTGACGGAAACTACCCTAAGTCTGCCCGCCCTAGTGGAGCAGGGAATTATTTTGGTTATGTGCCTATTAGCGTAACGAGTATCAGTACTCCTGCAATCACTCTAATTCAAACTTCTGATGAAGCGCCTAAAGCTGTTATGGCTAGCGCCGATCAAACCACAGCGGTAGGAACTCGAGATTTAACCACAAGACCATTAAACCCCTATCAAGACTTGCATCATCATTGGGAGTTAACCTTTCAGAATGGCGACCCTGTTGAGGATTTGGAGGGGTGGACTGACCCTCGTAATGGCAATGCGGCGAATCCTTACACTGACCAGATTTCGGGCGAGTTTACTTGTGTGGCTAGACAGCCGGGAGATTACCGGCTATCTAAATATACTTGGGGTATGACTGCTACTAAAGGGTTTGTTATTCAAGATATTCAGACTATTGATTTTACAGTACTTCCATCAACAAAGAGTAGGCAATATTTTGATAACACTGGTAATGATGCCAATGACGGCTTTGACCCTCATGGATTTGGCCTTAGCGGCGCAACCTTTGATTCTGGGACTAGAATATTAACTGGCGCAACCAACGACTTCCTTAGCTATGATCACGCCGCAGCAACAACAGGTGTTTATACTTATCGAACCAACTGGATTTATTTAATTGGTATTGGCTGGAAAGAAATTGAAGAGAAAATCGATAATGAAAACATACGCTTAGTTGATGGTACCGGTGTTCCAGCCACAGGTATATCTAGCTCAGACGGACCCAAGCAAACATTTAGTGGCTCTCTCGCCAATGATACAGAACATTACCTTAAAGGCGGCCAAACATTCACAACCAGCCAGCAAATGCGTTGGAATCTTATTAGCGGAGCTACAGCGGTATACGGCACAAATAGCCAAGCAACGATTAATGGTGTGACTCAACTAGTTAATGGGGGGTTGAGTGGTAATAATACTCCGGGTGATTTCTTTGGGTTTGGTAATGTAATACTAGATGGAACCGATACTCAAACTTGTTATGGGGCAATTATTACAGCACCGAACAACCCTCTTCAAGGCACTTATTTCCTTGATAATGTGGATGTCGTCAATACAAACGCGGCAATAGGCATTAACTGTAATTTCACAGGAGCTAACACAACTTACGCAATATTTATTCACCGAGGCAATATTGATAATGGTACGGTTGGGGCTGGTAAGCAGCATTCTATATTTACGAGGAATGACCAAGCGCCTACTCGAATTGTGGCTGTTACCCTAGATGTAAGGTCGAACAACTTAGTACTCGATCACTTTATTTACCCTAACGGATTACTAAATTACGCTCATTTCGCGTACATTAACTTTAGAAACGCCCCGATCGGAACGAATTACTGCATTAACACCAATTCAATTACTGGTATCGGTGTTGCTGAATATATTTCTATTAACAACAACTTCTTTAGCGCAGATGCTTTCTTTGGAATGGACCTGTCGAATGCTAGCAATAACTCAGGTGACGGGCAGTTCCAGAACGTTGTGGTAATGAACAATAAATGCAATGTTATTAGAGGTTTGGCTTTTTACTACAGTGGAATCGATACAGCATTCCGGTATAATCAAGATTATGGAACGTTTAATTCACAAAACTCTTATGCAGAGAATGCTGGAACAGGTTACGACAATACAGTTTTCCAAGGCACAGTATTTAGAAATCAGACGTATGGGCGTCCAGTTACATTCTTTGTAAGCGGTCAAGACAGAGAAATTGTAGAGAATGAATGTCATATTCCCACTGATGTGGATTGTTTTAGGTATGACTCAGCACTGTTAGATGCGAGAGTTAGTCCTCAATTTATAGGTAAGGATAATAATTTATACGCACCTAATAAAGTTGATGGAAATGTTATTCAAGATGGCGGTGTTGATGTTTCCTTGGCGAGTTTTAATGCTGGTACTTATGGTGATGGCAATACATCTACCGATCCAGGGTGGCCTGACCCGGCTAACGGGAATTTCGGTGGTGACCCAACTGGCGAACCAATACAAATAGTTTAGGGTATTTTATGCAATGGCTAGATAATCAATTAGGTATTTACTTCGATTCAAAACTAGAAAACAAAGAAGTAGTGCTTAATGACGAGTTTGTTAGAAATAACTGTATGCAGATGCATGACGCTTTCGTTGAAGGGCGTCATTTAATTGCAATAGAGTTTAATACTTCAGAGGATAGAGAGCATTTTCTATCTTATTACGAGGCTCCAGAAGGGGCAGAAATAGTTAAATAGAGGTTAATATGGGCACCGTATACGCACCATTTACAGAGGAAACTTGCACTGGCACTGGCGCTACTATAACGCTTACTGGTGCCGTTGCAGACAGAATCCCTTTTAGTCGTAATTTTAATGTCGGCGACCCAGTTGCTTATACTATTGTCGATGGGTCCAATATTGTTAGTGGTATAGGGGAGTATTCTGCAGCTAATCAAATCACTCGTTATGATTTATTTCAAGATAACGGAACTACATCAACGCTTTATCCTGGCTCTAACTTAACTTTATCAGGGGGAACTCATAATATTAAATGTGAGATGATGCCAACTGACAACGGGTTTGCGCCAGTAAGATACAATACTAGAGCTTTTCTAGGGCCTTGCGGCTCTTACGGTAGTTCATTTGCAGGATTTGCAGCTAATACGCTTTACTATCAGAAAATGAGGCTTGAAGAGGGCGATGCTTTTACTGTTTTAGGGTTAAATGTTTCGGGAAGTGCTGGAGGTAGCGCTAGGGTTGGTATTTACGCGCCTAATGAAAACGGTGAGCCTGGAAAACTTATTGTTGACTCGGGTGTTATTGACACAACTGCGACGGGTGATAGAGAAAACACGGGGTTGGATTTTAAGTTGCTTCCAGGTACTTATTTTGCTGCAGTTGTTTCGGATACTAATATTGATTTAACAGCATCAACCAACAATGAATTAATTATGAACGTTGGTAGTAACTCAGGTAATTTGCCAATTATGCATTATTCAACGTCATTTACGTTTGCAGCTTTACCTGATCCAGCTCAATTAACTAGCTTGGGAACCAATACATCCAGAGCATTCATGCTTTACGCGGAGTAATAATTTATGCCAATCGGAACTAATGCCATAGGAACGGTTGCTATCGGTGCGTCCGAGGCTGCGGCAGCTAGTCCGTCAATAACTGACATAAACACCAATGAAGAGATAACTAACGCTCAAACTGGTAACACAATTACTTATGCCGACTTCACTAATCAAAGCGGAACATTTACTTTAGCATTAAGAAGTACTGCAGACGCCAACGCATCCACTGATTGTACTAATGTCTCATTAGCTGCAGGCTCAGGAACTTTTGACGCTCCAAACGTAAGAGATATAGGCGAAACACCAACGCTAGGCGCCCCCTTTACAACAGCTAATAATTCCTTAGAGGCTTTGTTAACTGAAACAGACGCAACTCCAGACGAAACGGCATCTTTAGTAATTATAAGAAATCCTGAAACCCCAACTTATGCAGTTGTAGAGGTATTAAGTGCAACTAAGGTTGAGGGTTCGATATTTGAGAATGTAACCGGCACCATCGTTGATGAGTCAATTGTTTATCAACCTACAGCAAACAATACGACAATCGCCCCAGATGGTATAATAACTACTGATCAAACAACCGGCACGATCGACTTTTGGCTTTGGAAGAAAGACGCGGGGACTTGGGAGCAGATTATCTTTAATTTGGGCGGCAGCATAGACCCTGCTACACTAGGCCCTGAATCTAAAATTTCATTACAACTAGGTATTTCATTATGAGCAGAACGCAAACATCAAGAACCTTTGAGAATGCCACTCCTAGCGATACAGAGGTGCTTAAAGACGTTAGAGCGCTATATATCACTGCAGACGGAGACTTGGCATTAGAGGATAGTTCAGGCAGTCAGGTAGTTATTCCTGTGGTATCAGGCCAAGTATTACCTTTTGCGGCAACCAAGATACTATCAACAGGTACAACCACTGCAGCAGCAGTAATCCTTTATTAGGGGATGTCATGCCTTTCAAAGAGATTAAATCAGGTAAAGACAAGGGCAAGATGAAAAGCCCTAGCGGAAGAGTAATGACTAAAGCTCAAGTTAGAGCGTATTATGCTAACAGCAAGTCAGCAGCTAAGAAAAAGAAGAAGCCCGCTAAAACAACCCGAAGGAAGAAGTATTAATGCAACACAAGCGAATAGGTGAATACAGTAAAGGTAGTTGGGTTAGACCTCAATCGGTATCTGACCAAGAAAAGAGCTTGCGTTATGACTTACTTACTTGCAAAGACCCTGAAGAAAAGGAAAGAATTAAACTTAAGATAATTGAATTACAAAAGTTAAGGTAATGGAGAAAGAAGCTAAGCAACGAATATTTAATCGACTGTTTAACTCAGTTCCAAGATTTGTTTGGATAATATGCGCTTCTTACATGACGATAGTGTTATCAACTGTAGTTGCCTTACTAATAGCTAGAGTCGATGCAGACGATCATATTAATCGTTACATGGAAATACTATTAAAGCGAGAAGAAGCAAAGAACATGTGTAATCAACCTCAAATAGGCATAAAAACAATAGAGGAAAGGTTACAGCACTTAGAATCATTAGCACATAAGAAAGGCGGGTAGATGGCTAAAGTAGGTAGACCAACAGATTACACTTTTATATATGGGTTAGTTGATCCAAGAGATGATCGTGTTAGATATATAGGTAAGTCAAACAACCCAGAAAAGAGACTTTACGGTCATATTAGGGATTCTTTAAGAAGAGTTACAAAATGTGGTTCATGGATAAAGAAGTTAAAAAAATTAAGCCTCGAACCCAATTTAATATACCTGAAAAGAGTTAAGGTTGATTTTTGGCAGAGAGCAGAATCACTATTAATTGAGCTTTACAGAAGGGAGTATGACGATCTCTTAAATATGGGCAACGGTGGGGAGCAGCCTTATTGCAGCGATGAAGTAAGGGCTTCTAATGGAAGGAAGGTTGCTAGAAAGATTCACGAAAACCCAAAACTAAAGGAGATGTGGAAGCTAAAGCATCGTCTAGGTATCGCTCTTAGGCAAGGTTATGTATCTAAAGAAACAAAAGATAAGATGAGGTCTCTTGCTAACAGGTATCCGATCCAATTTTCATCATGGAGTAATATATAATGCCAGCACCTAAAGAGAATCAATTTTGGAAAGCTCGCACTACTCATGGTCGAAAAAAGATATTCTCCGACAAAGAGGTGCTTTGGGATGCCTGCCAAGAATACTTTGAATGGGTTGATGAAAACCCTCTAATTGAACTAAAAGCATTCTCTAATGGAGAGCAAGCGCACTTACCTAAGATGCGAGCTATGACTATCGGTGGTCTTTGTATATTCCTAGGGATCTGTCAGGATACTTGGTTTAGATATGCGAAAGATAAAGATTTTTCAGATGTCACAACGCGTGTGGATGAAATAATTAGACAACAGAAGTTCGCAGGGGCCGCTGCAGACCTCTTAAACCCAAATATAATAGCTAGAGACCTAGGGCTTAAAGAACGTACAGAAACTAAGCATAGCGGCACTGTAGGCGTAAGAGATGTATCTGAAATGACAGATGAAGAGCTTGAGGCTGAGCTAAATCGAGACGATTAGACATAAATGAGCCGAGTAAATATAGCCAATAGTCCAAATAAGCCTGATCGGGCCGTTTTAGAGCGCAGAGTATTAATTAAGAGAGAGCTTGAGAGACGGCGTAGGGATAAGCTCGCATTTACTCAATGGAATCAATTCTACGACTGGCAGAAGGAATTTGCTAAATCCACTTATGAATACTTTGAATCATGCCTTTGTGCTGCCAACCAAATAGGTAAGACATTTACCGGAACTACGATTGACTCATTCCATTTAACTGGCGAGTATCCAGAAGATTACCCAGGCCACAAGTTTGACTTTGCTCCTTTATGTTGGGGTCTTGGTTATTCCATGGAGAAGTGTAGAGACTTACTCCAGAATGCTTTGTTTGGCGAATATGTTAGTGGCGAGTTTCAAGGTGGATTAGTCCCTAAAGACAAAGTAGTCAGTTGGGAATCAGCTATGGGTACTCCAAATGCTATGCGAACTGTAAGAGTTAGGCATGTTAGCGGCGGCATATCGACGATTCAATTCTGGTCCTACACTCAAGGTCAGCATGCCATTATGGGTGATGTTGTTGATTGGTTTCATATTGACGAGGAGCCAAGGGACCAAACAATTAGGCCTCAAGTATTAACGCGTACTATAAATGGCGATAAAGGTAAAGGTGGTCGAGGGATTTATACATTTACTCCAGAGAATGGCAGAACCGACCTTGTTGTTAAATTTATGGATGACCCAAGCCCTGACCAATTCTTTATGCAGAAAGGTTGGGATGATGCGCCGCATATTACTGATGAAAAGAAAACTAGGTTATTAGAGCAGTATCCCGATCACCAAAGAGATATGCGTACCAAAGGCACACCAATGCTTGGTCATGGCCGTATCTATGATTTATCCGATGATTTTGTGTTGTGTGACCCTTTTGAAATACCCGAACACTTTAATGTGATTAACGGTATGGACTTTGGCTGGGACCATCCTCAAGCCTTTGTTCAAATAGCTACCGATTTAGATAACGATATCGATTATATTATTCACTCATGGAAGCAATCGAGAGTTAGCGCTAATGACGCTTGGGGCGCTGTTAAAGATTGGGCACAACAATATCCAGTCGCATGGCCTCATGATGGATTGATGCATGAGAAAGGTAGGGATAATGCTGCCCAGCAGAAAGACCACTACAGTGATGCAGGTTTTAATATGTTGTTTGAGTATGCTCAATGGGCGGATGGGGGCAACTCTGTAGAGAACGGCTTATACGAATTATTACAAAGAGCACGCAAAGGTAAGTTAAAGATATTTAGAGGTCAAACCGACCTAATGAATGAATGGCGACAGTATCATCGTGATGAGAAAGGTAAGATAGTTAAATCGATGGATGATTTGCTAGATGCTGTGCGTTACGCTTATATGATGAGGCGTTTTGCTGTTCGTAAAGGGGAGCTGTATAATAGACAAAAAGTTTACATACCTAAACCATTGAAAACTATGGGAAGAACTAGACGATGCTAACGCTCGATGAATTAAAAAGCATGCATGACAAGGCGTATCAGGCCAATCAACAGACCCGTGAAGAAGCCGCCGATGATTTGCTTTTTTACTGGGTTAGTCAATGGGACGATCAAGTACTCAATTCCTCTCAGCTTCAGTATCGAGGCGAGTTTAATATCTTAAGAAAGGCTGGACGCCAGATAATGGCTGACCTAGACGCCAATCCTGTTCAAGTAGACTTTGAGCCAGAAGATGAGTCAAGAGAAGATTCAGGCGAGCTAATGGACGGTCTTTATCGTAATTCTGATAGAGATAATACAACGATTGACTCTTATGAAAACGCTAAGAATGAATCAGTAGTTTGCGGTGTTGGCGCATGGGAATTATACACAGAATACGAATCGCTTAAGTCAGGCAATAAGAATCAGATTATCAAGCGCAAGCCTATCTATGAAGCTAACAATAAATTGTTTTGGGACCCAAATGCACGACTACTCGATAAGTCAGATGCTTGTTATTGTTCTAAGTTAAACTCCTATACGCCTGAAGGCTATCGCAAAATGGTTGAAGATGTGACCGGCGAAGACCCTGGCGAGATAACTCCAGAGAATTTTGGAACGCCAGAGCATTCATATACATTCCCCTGGTTTACAGGGACCAAGCTAGTATTTGTTGTTGAGTTCTTTTATCGAGAAAAAGTTAAAGACCGATTGCTTACCTTAGTTGATTTTATGGGTCAAGAAACCCAAGTGCTCGAGTCTCATTTAGAATCTGTAATGGATGAGCTTATCGATGATGGGTATACGATAGTTGATGAAAAAGAAGTAGAGCGTTATGAAGTGACTAAGTATATCGCTAGCGGATTAGATATTCTTTCGTCCGAAAAGATAGCTGGTGAAAATATCCCTGTGATTCCTTTGTATGGTGAGCGTGCATTCGTTGAAGAAGAGGAAGTATGGCAAGGTGTTACGCGTTTAGCTAAAGACCCTCAAAGGCTACGTAATTTCCAGTTATCTTATTTAGCTGACATCGTAAGTCAATCACCTAGAAACAAGCCTATATTTAACCCAGAGCAGGTTCAAGGGTTTGAGTGGATGTATGAGGAAACAGGCGCAGATAACAACCTTCCTTACTACTTAATGAACTCTAAGGACGCTAAAGGTCAGCCATTGCCGGTTGGTCCTGTAGCTGAAATGCCCGAGCAAAAGGTGCCTACATCGCTAGTTGCTATGACGGCAGAGTCAAGGCAGGCGGTTGAAGATGTTGCTAGCCCAGGACTTCCGCAAGATATTGCTGATCCAGATTTATCAGGAAAAGCAGTACTTGCATTACAAAATCGAGTCGATATGCAGTCAATGGTTTACCAGAATCACTTGAAGCACGCTAAACGCCGAGATGGTGAGGTTTACGCTAGCATGGCCGTTGAGGTGTATGACGCTCCACGCAAGGTCACATTAGCAACACCAGATGGAAGAACAAAGAAAGCTGAGTTATACAGCGCTGTTATCGATAGAGAATCAGGCGAGTTAGTTGTGTTGAATGATCTTAGAAATGCCGAGTTTAAAGTTTATTCTGATATCGGCCCATCTTACTCAAGTCAAAAGCAGCAAGATAAAGAAGAAATTATTCAGTTAATGCAAATGACGCAACCTAACGACCCTATGCAAAATATTCTTATGATGAAGTATATCGCTATCTCAGGTGGAAATGACTTTAAGGATTTAAGAGATTACGCTAATAAACAGTTGATTTTGCAAGGTATTAAGCCGCCTGAAACGCCTGAAGAAGAAATGATGTTAATGCAAGCTCAACAGGCTCAAGGTCAACCAGATGCGGTTATGGTCGCCGCTATGGCTGAAATGGAAAAGGCTAAAGCCGACCAGATGCGAGAGCAGCGTGAAGCTAGTAAAGATATGGTGGATGCTCAAGTTAAGCTTAGTAAGAATGAGATTGACCTGTATAAGGCTGAAACCGACAGAATGGGTACAATGATTGATGCTGAAAAGGTTGGCGCTGATATTCGTAATACTGATGCGGATACCGTGGGTAAAGCGATTGATAACCAGCAGAAGCGATTTGGACAAATAAGGGCAACTCTACAATAACTTTTAACTACTAAAGAGTTGTTATATAATGATTTTACCGCTAGCAAGCGGGTATAAATATGCGATTACCTTTTAATTAAGGGCTTATCGTTGGCAAACGAGGAAATGTAAATGCAAGTAAAAACCCTGGAAGAGCTGAAAGCTGAAAACGCTCAAGCTGAAGAAGAATCTACACCAGTCACCCCAGACGATGTAGAGGAAATTGAGGTAGAGGCGGTTGAAGAAGAATCTGAAGAAGTTGTTGAGGCTGGGGAGTCTGAGCAGCAATCTGAAGAGGAAGAATCAACAGAAGCGTGGATGCAAGCGGACGAACAGGTGTCCGATGATAGTGATGATGTTAAGTTTACTGATCATGATGTCGCTGCGGCTAAGAGAAATCTTAAAGCGAAGCTTGAGAAGAAACATGACAAGGTTGTCGAAGAGTTAAAGGCTAAGATTGAGGCCTTAGAATCTGGCAAAGTAACCGGTGTTAATGAAAGCGTAAGCGATTCTAAAATGCCAACACTTGAAGATGTCGACTTTGATGAGGCTAAGTTACAGCAAGCAACTGCTAAATGGTATGCCGATCAACTGAATGCGAAAGCACAGGAGATTACAGCCCAGCAAGCTAGCGAGCAACAAATCAAAGCCGCCCAAAGAAAACTCGACGATGCTGTTGAGAGTCACTATGAAAGAGCGAGCAAACTCGTTCAAGAGAGTGGTATTAGTGCTGAGAAGTACCAAGAAGCTGGCGTTAACTTAATGCAAGCTATCGACGATGTTTTACCGGGTAACGGTGAGATGGTCACTAACAGTTTAATTGCTAACTTAGGTGAAGGTTCGGAAAAGGTAACTTATTATCTTGGAAGAAACCCAGCAGAACTAAGAAAGTTACAAAACATGTTAGCTGAAGACTCGAGTGGTATTAAAGCCAGCATGCACTTAGGTGCGTTAAAGGCTAAATTCTCGACTAAACCACAAATTAAGAGCAGCGCCAAGCCGCCAGCCAAAAAGGTTGAAGGTGATGGTGGTCCGATTAACTTATCGAACTACCAAAAGCGATATAAGAAAGCCAAAGATTCGGGAGACCCCCAAAAAGCTTTCGATATTCGCCAAGAAGCCAGAAAGCAAGGCGTTGATGTCAAAAAATGGTAAGACTTAACTGATTAAGCCCCGGATAAGTCTATTTTAAGAGGTAATTGCAACAATGGCAGATACAGGTAAGATTGCCGAGGTTCTTTTTGAGAACACCTTGGAAACCTACGAACACCAAGACAAGATGTTAGACTTGGTGAATTTTATTCAACCAGACGCAAGCACAATGCAAAATGCAGGCAATGTGGTATGGCGCCCTTATCAACAACACGCACCAATTATTGACGGTTGGGATTTAACCGGTCAAGAACAAGATGTTATCGAGGAAACTTACCCTTCGATTCTTGGTACGCCTAAGAATGATTTCATTAAGCAGCGTGCAGATGACTTACGTGACACCCAGTTTTGGGAAAAGCGTGGCGAACAATCAGGCCGTAAACAGGCTACTGAGCAGAATCGTCTAATTGCTAACGCAATCGCAATTCAAGGCTCTAAGTTCTATCGCTCTAGTGTAACGAGCGGTTATGACTTTGTTTCTGAAGGTCAAGCGATTCTTAATGAGACTCAACAAGCTGATAATGGTCGTTGTTTCGTATTGAATGACCGTGATAATCGTAAGTTTGGTGTTGATTTAGCGGCTCGTCAAACGCTTCAAGGTCGTCCTGAGATGACTTGGAAAACAGGTCAAATTGGTCAGAACATCGCTCAGTTTGATGTGTATAATGGCTCATTCCTTCCTAACTTGGCAGGTGGTGCAGATCCAGCAACTACGGTTACTGGTGACCAGTCATTTGTTCCAGAAGGCGGTACTGTTAACACTTCTACAGGTACCGTAACTAACGTTGATGCTCGTCGAGCTGACATCCCAGTTGCAGCGAGTGGTAGTTACGCAGTGGGCGACAAAGTTCAGTTTGAAAATGGCGGTACTCCAGTGCAGTCTATTGGTCTTGCTGACAAAAACCCTAGCGGTGAGCCTATGACGTTCACTATCGTCGAAATTCCAGACGCTACTACTATTACGGTTTATCCTAAGCCTATCGCTTTAGATGACCCTGCGTTAAACGCAACTGAAGCAGCTTATGCGAACATTGACACTCAAATCCTTAACGGTGCGACTGTTAATCGACTTAACACCGATCCCACTAACAAAACTAATCTTTTCTTCGAGAAAGATGCGGTTGAAGTAATTGGCGGTACTGTCCCTGCGAACTTCTTTAAAGAGTTTGACGGGATGAAAGTGATTAGCTCTCGCATGAGTAACGGTCAAGAGATGTACATGATTTATGATGGTAAAATCGATGAATTTACTTTCAGATGGAGAATCTTCTCTTGGTATGGCATTACAATTGCCAACCCACAAAACTGTGGAGTAGCCGTTACTTTCTAACACTACCCCTTGGGGCTTCGGCCCCTTTTTTTAACTTAGAGGTATTTAATGGCTGTTTACGTATACACTGAAGGCGATTCACATGAAGTAAAAGGTGTGAAATGTCGAATGGAGCTTGTTCAAGCATCTAGACTTCAAAATCATTTAGCTGCAGGTTGGGTTGTTGACCCACTTGATTTAGTTAAAGAGCCTGAAAAAGAAGAGGCTCCTGAAGTAGCAGAAGAAGTTGAAGAAAAACCTAAAGAGCTATCATCGCAAGATGTCCGAGAAGAAGCCAAAGAAAAAGGCTTAGAAGGCTGGGATAAAAAGCGAATCAATACACTTAAAAAAGAATTAGGATATGAGGAATAGTCGATCAGCTTACAACGGCGGCATAGTCCTTAAGTCGGACATCATTAATAAAGCATATTCCGACTTAAAGATTAGCGGCTTAACAACAAATCCAACCCCTGGAGAGGTTCAGCTAGCTTTAGTTGAGCTAGAATCCATGGCTGGAGAGTTTCGTATTCGTAATATGGATGCGAATTATAACTTTGAAGATGAGCCGGACACTGCAACCGTATCGAATATTCCAAGAAGTTACTTAAATGCTTATGCTGCTATGCTTGCTGCTAGACTGGCTGCAAACTTTGGTAAAACTTTAACTCCAGAATTGATGGCTAAATCCAATGCTGGATGTTCTCTATTGTCCTCAGGTGAAGCTCAGGTTAATCCTGTTGGCTATCCATCTAGACAGGCAAGAGGTTCAGGTAATACGTTTAGACAGTATCGTTGGAGACGCTACTATTCTATTTCAAACTCAGCCCCAGCAGAAGATACTACTAATCGCATGGTAGCTGATGACATTGATAATTTTGTTGAGCACTTTGATTCTTACTTAGATGCTAATGAAGTTATTTCGAGTTTTACAATTAATGCCGATCAAGGCTTGGTTATTAATTCAAGCTCAAACACCGATAGAGATGTTAATTATAATATAAAAGCAGACGGCTCAAGGCAGGGTTCGTTAAGGGTAAAAATAGTTATTACAACTGATGCGGGTCGAGTAGAGACACGCTTAGTTTATTTTGATGTAACTAAAATAGAAGGGCTAGACTGATGTCTTTTGAGCAGCGGAAGTTATCTAAATCAATTAATCAATCCCGAGGTATATTCGATAAGTATATTTATCGCCCTGGTAATGGTGATACTCAAGCTGACTTACTTGCTTCTGGGTATTTTGCTAAATCTCGCTATGCCAATGAGGAAGATTGGATAGGTTCGCTTATTGAAGCTGAGACTGCCGATGGATTTCTGGTGCTTAAAGTAATTGATAATAACACTGTAATAAGGGTTTTTGACACGCAAGTAGAGGGATTGCAAAGGAAATATGTTCGTTCACCTGAAGACTTTGACAATCCTATTGACTCAACTGTTGAATACTTTATCGATGGCATTGTTGATTTTACTGGATCCGGGATAAGTTTAGAGGTTCCCGCTACTGGAATTTATCTAAAAGGCTATAACTTTGACCTATCAAAGCTTATATGCAGTGATAACAACTACAAATTATTTACAAGCCCTGTAGGTGGTTCGGGTAACTTTTTAGGGGCGGATTATGCTTTAGAGGTAACCGGAACTAATTCTCAAGTTTATGATTTAACCTCTGCAACAGGCTTTGAGGCTTTTGAGTTTGCTCGAATAAATTACAATGGCTGCTCTTCTTTGGGAGAAATAAATAATTATCGACAGGGGTTTGAAACTGGTACAGGTCGATTTGGAGGAACGCCTAGCTTAACCCTATCTGGAACGTGGTTAGGCGGTTACTTTATTGATGCTTCTATTGTTAGGGGTTTGACTGATGGCGCTTATGCGCTTTATTCTGCGGGCGCTGGATTTACTATGAATTCTCGCTTTAGAACCAATCAAAATGTTGATTTGCCGGCTAGTGCGTCATTTATTGATTTTTCAGCAGCAAATTTCCCTAACCCATCAACTGTTCAAATAACTCAAGCAATCATTACTCGCAATGGTGTTCAGGATGCTAGCGACCCCAACATATCGCCTAATTTAACAGCAAAAGAGTTATCAAGCAGCTGGAGAGATAATAACGGGCTTGAGAACACTTACCCTGGCGGAAGGTTAGCCATCACCACCGAAGTCACAACCACCATTAATACAGTTGGTGTTTTTGAGCTTTTAGCCGGGACGTGGACTGCAGACTTGCTTGAGCACTTCGATCAACCATCTAACGGTCAATTAAGGCATTTAGGCAAAAATCCGATAGAATACGAAGTTATTACTGGGTTTGTTATCGATGGTAACCCTAATTACGAAGTTGAGATTAGATTAATGCATTTCGACGACTCCACCTCAACCGCTTCACCAATAAAAACCCAAGTAAGGCAAATAAATTCGCTTGTTGGCGGGCGTGATGTGGCGTTCTTTAATGATTTCGCGGTTGTTGAGCTAGATCAGAATGATTATTTATATTACGAGATAGCTAATAACACTGATACAAGCAACGTGACAGCCGAGATTGACAGTTTCTTTATAGCAAAGACGAGATAAATGCCAAAAGTACAGATCCCAATTTCATTAGGTGATAAATCAGCAGATAATGTTGATTACCGTGACCAACTAATGGTTAACCGAACAATCGTCCCTAGAAACATTAAAGGCGATGA